ACATTAAAGTAACACCCATCATAGAAACTTAAACTTTTACACCCAGCCTTCGGAGATCTTGAAGCTTTCCCATTCTTCATGGAACACTGTGCCGTACTCGGCTCCGTAGCGTTCTAGCTTCTTCAGGAAATTGTTGAACTTGAGAGAGTTCAACTCGTACTCGACCTTTGTTACCTTGCGAACACATTCGTCGATGATGTTCAGGCATTCCAGAATATGTTCAGCATCAGGCTTCGTGATGAACATCTTCTCACCTGGAATCTGGACATCCACGGCTCGAACCAAAATCTCGATTCCGTCGTGGATGAACTCCGCTGGTTGGTCGCCGAAGAAATCGAAGGCCAATGATCGACCGAATAAGAGTCGGCCATACAGTAGCTGATAAGATCCGGCATCGCCTTCATGATTCTTAAGGCGTTCAAGCGCAGTATAGAACTGGAGCTGAACCTGATGTGGAGATTCATTTCCAAAACTTAAAACAATCTCGTCAGTCTTCTTCTTGACGACAGTTCCTTTAAGTTTGTATCCGTATTGCTCCGCTTCGAGTGCCGCCTTACGTTCTTGACGCTTGGCGAGGTTTCGTGTACGTTTTTCCTTACCCATTTAGATGGTAGCTTCCTTAACGAATTTGTCGAATTCTTCCTGTGTAAGTGTTCTGAGATACAGCTGCATCGTATCAGCAGTCCACTCTTCATCAGATTTTACCATCAGTAAAGGCGTGGCCATATTCATTTTTGCAGACATGGTCATTCCGAACATGACAGCCTTGGTTTCTTTATCGTCCTCGGTGATTTCATGCCAACCAAGAACCAAGTGTCCCTTCAAGGAAGACCGGATGGTCAGCAAGTACCGATGCTTCTTATTCGTGTCCAATGGACCTCCGGTGAATCTGGTTGATCTGGTCACGGTACTTGGCAGCCTTCTCGAACTCGAGATTCTTGGCTGCATCCTTCATCAGCCGTTCGAGCTTCTTGACAGAGACTGTCACAGTCTTCTCGTCGAAGGCGACCTCTTCGATCACCTCAGCATCAGGCTGATCCAGCAAAGCGCGGATGCGATTCTGGATATTCACGGGAGTGATGCCGTGTTCTTGATTGTACGCGAGCTGCTTGGTCCGGCGACGATCGGTTTCATCCATCGCAGCTTGCATGGATCCCGTAACCTTCTCGGCATACATGATCGCATGGCCGTTGATGTTACGAGCAGCACGACCGATGGTTTGGATAAGGCTCCTAGCATTGCGCAGGAACCCTTCCTTGTCCGCGTCCATCACGGCCACTAGTGATACTTCAGGCAGGTCCAAGCCTTCCCTGAGGAGGTTAATCCCGACGAGCACATCGAACTTGCCATGTCGCAGGTCTCGGATGATCTCGACTCGCTCGACTGCCTCGACATCGCCGTGCAAGTAACGAGCCCTGATGCCGTGGTCCAGGTAATAGTCAGCAAGCTGCTGAGCCATCTGCTTCGTGAGGACCGTGACGAGCACACGCTCATTCTTGGCAGCTCGCAAAGTAATCTCGGACATGAGGTCGTCGACTTGCGTGGAAGCCGAACGAACTTCGATGTATGGATCCGTGATGCCGGTAGGACGAATGACTTGCTCGGCAATCTGGCCTTGCGAACGTTCCAGTTCGAATTCGCCTGGTGTCGCGGACACGAAGATCGTTTGGCGCAGTCTTGATTGCACCTCTTCAAAGTTCAGTGGACGAGCATCGAAGGCCGATGGCAGACGGAAGCCATGGTCGACAAGAACCTGCTTTCTGGATTTGTCACCCGCGAACATTGCAGACAGCTGCGGAACAGTCGTGTGACTTTCGTCGATGAACACGATCGCATCTTGCGGAAGATAATCCAGCAGGACCGGAGGTGGTTGACCTACAGCACGACCAGTGAAGTGGCGCGAGTAATTCTCGATGCCTTTGCAGTAGCCGATGGTGTGCAGCATTTCCAGATCGAACTTCACGCGTTCGGAGATGCGTTGGGCTTCGATGTGCTTGCCCTTTTCAACGAAGTAGTCGATGCGATCCTTGAGTTCGTTCTCGATCGCAGTGATCGCTGGATTCAGGTCATCGTCGCCGACAACATAGTGGGTCGCAGGGAACAGTGTGAAGACGTGCAGGTTTTCCTTGACAGCACCAGTGATCGGATCGATTTTCTTGATGCTGTCGATCATGTCGTCGAAGAACGAAACACGGAGTGCGAACTCTTCGGTTTCCGCAGGGTGAATGGTGAGGATGTCACCAGTCTTCTTGAACTGGCCGGAGGTGATGAGACGATCAGCAGCGACATTCTCGTAACGAGCTTTGACGAGCTGCTTGACCACATCTTCCATGGCGATCATACGAGTCACTTTCAAGTTAATCGCATGTTGTTGAATTTGGTAGGTTTCGCCGAGGCCGTAGATTGCTGAGACAGTGGCGACGATGATCGTGTCGGTGCGAGTCAAGATTGCTTTGGTCGCCGAGAGGCGCAGCATTTCAAGATACGCATTAACCATCGAGTCTTTGTCGATGTACTTGTCCTGGGCAGGGAGATAAGTCTCTGGCTGGAAGTAGTCGAAGTAACTGACGAAGTATTCGACCGATGCGTTCGGGAAGAACGCTTTCATTTCCGAATACAGCTGGGCGCACAGAGTTTTGTTTGGCGCGAGTACCAGCGCAGGACGATTCGTTTGAGCGATGACTTGAGCCATCGTGTACGTCTTACCGGTACCAGTGGCACCAAGCAAGGTTTGGAAGGCAAGGCCATCATTCAGGCCTTCGATCAACTGCGCAATCGCTGTAGGCTGGTCGCCTTTCGGCGAGTGCGGAGTTTCGATTTGGAACGTATTGGCTGTGACTTCGTTCATTACGCTGCTGCCTCCACATCGCCAGTGACGACGAGCTTGACGTTCAGGACTTCGCACGCCCAGTCGAGGATGTCGTTCCAGGTGTACGACAATGCCAGGTAGGCAGGCAATGCCAGGTCTGGAAAGTCTTTGGCGGCCAGCTCGGACGCTTCATGCAAGTTCAGCCGGTAGAATTGTTTGTGGTCGACGAGACCGATGTAGATGTTCGATGGATCGAGCAGGGCTGCTGCTTCGGCTTCACGGCCGGCGAGACCGGATGCTGCGTGGTCGAACGATTCTTCGTGCAGCTTGGCGGTCGAGATGACGACGGCGGCGAGGATCGCTTGAGGCGTTTTTTGCGACAGCGGATTGATGACTTCTTGTTCAGGGAACGACGAGGTAGGTTCCTCGGTCATTGGTTTGGAATGCCAGCCGCTGACTATACCAGGACCGATGCCATGCCAGTAGGCCCAGGTGCCGTAGTTCTCACGCGGTTCATTGAGCTTGCCCTTGCAGTTCACAAAGCGACATTTGTGTGGGGTTTCCAGACTTTGTTTCGAGGACATGATGTGCTCCATTTGGTGGCTATAATGATTCCATCATATCATGCTTTCTTTGCTTTGTACACCGATCTTAAACAACAAAGGAACCCGAAGGTTCCTTTGTATTGGTGTTGGATGTTTAACTGAACGCCCACTTAAGTAAAGTAACAACCAGTGCACCTGAACATAGGATAATTCCTACGAATGTGCAACCACCAGGATCAAGACCTAATTTCTGGAACATTATTATTTTCTTTCGTTTTGGAGAAAAGATATCGGTGCATGAAGAACCATCCACCGCCGAGCAACAACACTGGTACTACAGTTAGGATCAACCCATGCGAGATGAACCATAACACGGTAAGACAACCCATCGTGAAGAAGATCCCCAAGAGGATCGTCAACGCGAGGGAGATGCACAAATTCTTAAATTTCTTTCCCACGATTACTGCCTTACATTTGAATACGTTCTTTGAACCAATTCGGGAGTTTGTTGAATGCCTTCGTGAAGAAGTATTCAAATGACGCATCCAGAATATACGTAGTCGAGTGATCATCCATGCTACGTGTCGCGCGGCACGATGCTTGCATTACTTCCATCCACATCTGCATTGTGTACCAATCGTTGAACGTATCCGATTTCTTCTTGATTCTCGGATCAGCCAACGACGGGAACGGCAGCTTTACAATAATCTGGAACCGAGCAAGATCGTCAAACAAGTCGATACCGGTTGTCATGCTTGGTGAGAGCAAAACTGTTGGCTCATCGTTACTTGCGTGAAGCTTGAGCAATTCGTTATTGTGCATCTTCGCCTGTCCCATGTCACGAGCAATCAATCGCTTCTTAGTTTGCTTGTCAACACGATCCAGGATTTCTTTTGCAATCTTGTAATTACCGGTGTGAATCAAACCCTTCTCACCTTTGTGACCATCTAGAATTGCCTCAACTGCTTGGACGATCATCGGGATACCCTTATCGAGTTCCTTGTAGTTCATCTTCGTGATCGGCAACACGATAATCGGACTCTTCTCAGCTGGGAACGGAGTGCCAACCTCTAGGTAGCACATCTCTTCTGGTTTGATACCCATCTCTTTGCACAGCACATCTTTTGGAGGCAATGTCGCGGACATGAATACGAACTTCTCGGCGAAGTCTTCCATACACATACTGAACAAATACTTGCTGGTCAGTGGAGAAAGAATAATCGAGTTTTCTTCGAAGTTCGGAGTCTCTACCCAAGGGCTGTCTAGATATTCGCGTGTCGCTGTAAATACTTGAACCTTCGACACATATGATTGTAGGACAGACTTCTTAGAGTTGATTTTCCTAATTTTATCACCGGTCGCCTTAGGCATGTCCTTGACTTTTCCTTTCTGCATGAAAGTACCTTCGTTAAAGATTGCCTCGATCTTTGCATCCATATCATCGATCTTCACAATCATCTGATCGACGATCGCATCCAGCAGCTTCCGGTTCTCGGTTGCATCTTCGGTGAAGCGCCACTCTTCGTTACCAACACCGAAGTTCGTCCACAGATCATTGATGTTGATCTTGATTTCGGCGATCGAGATGAGGTGCTTTTCCAGGTCGTGAGCTTCGTCCATGATGATCGCACTGCGTGGAACCCATTCAGTGTCCTCATCAGCATTCGAAGTCACAGTCAAGAAGTACGCGTAGTTCGTGATCATCATCTGCGAATTCAGGGCCTTCGACTTCTGGTTGTAGTAGTCGCAGCACGAAGACTGGATGCACGAACGTTTCAAGTCTTTGTTGACCAAGCATGGAGCTTCGTCTGCATTGAACACTGGATTGATGTTGCAGATGTAGTTGCTCCGGCCTTTCAGATCGACGATCTTTGGCGAGGTGCGTTGGTATTGTTCTTGGAGGTACTTCGTGCCTGTGAGCAGATAGGACTTTGGAATGGCATCAGCAATGGCTAATGCAATATGGGATTTGCCGACACCAGGCGGCGCGCTGATAGCGAAATATTTGAACTTCGTCCAGGCTTCGTCAAGCTTACCTAGAACTTCTGTTTGTTGAGGGCGTGGGGAGAGTTTGGTTCTTGTAAAGTAGTCTGAGAAATTCATTATTATTTTTATGTAAAAGAAAAGAGCCAGCGTTTTTGCTGGCTCTTCTTTGCCGCCGGTGAAGCTGTGTTACTGGATGTTGCCGTTCTTCTTGGCGACCTTCAGCTCTTCACGCGCTTGAGCCTTTTGGCGCTTCAGCGAATCCAGCTTCGAGTTCATGCAGACGATCATCACGTGCTTGACGATCTTCTCGGACAGGTCGTCGAATTTGATGTTGTCGAAGAACGATTTCTTCAGACCTTCCATCATACCACGATCCTTCGCCATGATGCGTTTCGCGACGTCGAGGACATCGTCGATCTTCAGGGACATGGAGTAGTTCAGGTCGCAGGCCATCAAGCGATCCTTGGCCTTGTGGAAACCGAGCGAACGGTTGTACTGGTCCTTTTCGGTGCAGACCGCGAAGCCGAAGCTCACGACACCTTGGGAGCGGTTCACCTGCCAGGCGATGGTAGCGCCGCCGGTAGGCTTGTAGACTTTCTTGTGCTTGGTCTGGAGGCCGATCATGGCGAGCAGACTGGACAACGGATGATCGTCACCCTGAGCTTGACCATGGCAGTGTGGGCACTCACCTTCTTCACGAAGGTGGATACCTTTGACGGTGTTCTGTGCGACGGCGATAGTGGCTTGGGTTTCGATACCAGTTTTTTGCATTTTGACTCTCCTGACGTTGAAGGTTTATCGTTTTCCGATAGAGTCAATTATAATGTGACAATCTTAGTTTGTACACAGAAACTTGCAAACTTTTTAACTTACGTTAAAGCCAGGCCCTTTTGGCAAAGGAGGAGGAATTCTAGCGTAAGTCACAAAACTGTAGTCGTACTGGTTGTGCTCATCTGCCTTGTATTTCTCTTCGGACACTTTCTTCCACTTCATCAGATCAATCTCTGGAAAGAACGCATCACCTTCTACCTCACAGTCAAGTTCGGTAATGTAAAGCAAATCGGCCTTCTCCATACCATCACGGTACAAACGTTCTCCACCGATGATGAAGCCAGTTGGCAAGTACATGTGATTAGGGAATTCCATCTTGTAGAACTTCTTGCACACGTGCTCGAGATCTTCGGCAACCGTGCAATCCATTCCGAGAGGACCAGGCTTCTTGTACAACTCACAGAACACCGAGATGTTCGTGGTCAGCACGTAGTTGGAACGGTTTGGCAGAGCTTTGCCACCCATCGATGCATAAGTCTTTCGACCCATGATGACGGAGTGGCCATACGTTAGAGATTTGAAACGTTGCAGGTCATTGCGTTGTTTCCAAGGCATCTTGCCTTCGAAGCCAATGACGTTATTTTTAGATTTGGCTGCAATGATAGCTAGCATTAACTTTCCTTATACCAGTCAGGTATGTTGCCGTCACGCCATGCAGCGATTTCAGCTTTGTGATTTTTGTAGTAGGCGCGATACGCTTCGACAGTGTCTTCGGTCTTGCAGTCGGCAGCGACGCATTGTGGCGGTGGAGTGAATGGCACATTGTCCTTGGCGATCATCGCTTTTGGAACAACCGAGAGAATCTGTGACAGCTTATCCAGAGTCGCATGATTCTTGGTGTGGCCATACCGACGTTTGAATTCTTGGTTGCACCACCACATGCATTCGTAGACCCACAGGTAGTTCGAGATACCTTCACGAACCCAGACCGCCGATGGATGATTGCGGTGAGTTGCACCATAAAGAATCGCATCGTTGGTAGGATGTTCCCACACACGTTTCTTGCGACCTTTTTCGGTTAGAACAACCTTTTCGGTTCCATCAAGAAGACGATGTGCGGTGCACAGCAGTTGGGCGTATTCAAGAATCATTTTGACTACGTGCTTGTCACAATGCATACTTGCTGCAACTTTTGGATCAGTGTCCAAGTAGAAGATATTCATGCCGCCTATTATTTTGTGATTTCGAAAGTGCTATTATACAATCGATGGATCACGCATATGGCTTTAAATTTTGTGAACGTCGACTTTGACGAATGCGCCTGCGGCTTCGATGTTCTTGCGGAATGCATCGCTTGCGTAGTGTGCTGCGGCTGCATCGCGATCAGTGTCAAGTTCAAACGAGTATTCGTTCTGAGTGACTACGAAGTTTTGAACTCCGTAGATTGCGATGGTGACGATGATGCGCTTTGGATCACGGACGTATTGAGGAGTTGCTGGAGGGATTTTAGACATGGTAGGGACGTGTGCCATTATGTATTTGTTATGGTGTAAAGGTTGGTGCCTAGAGTCCATAGTGGAATCTTCACTACTTGTCCAGGCCTTGGAACGACAAAGTCGTTGAGCTCATTGAAAAGTTCTTGCAATACCAGGAGCTCGGCTGGATGCAAGTGATGACCATTATGGTAGCGAATCGCAGCATTGATGGTCTCATTCATTTTGAACTGATGTTCAACGAAATTCTGTTCTGACATATTCTTCGATGATGGCATCTCGTAGTCCATCAGTAAGTTGGTTGAGCACGACTGCAAAGTCTTCACGACGATGCAAGTCAAACATGCTTTGTTGTGTCGAGTAGCGAACGACTTTGGTTCCAAGCTTCGCATACGCGTGCCATTGCTTGTCGTACGTCTTGGCATCGATGAATTGTTCTACTCCGAAGATGTCTCGTCCGTGAAGGATGATGCTCGTCTGTTCGCGATGCAATTCAACCTCTTGCATAGGAGCATGAACCGAGTACTTTGGAATCCTTGCAAGATTCGAGAAGTCTCTTCCGTTGGCAGCTTGCTGAAGAATGATTGAGTCACGTTCAAGCGCAGAGTGAACCAGCTCACGATTGCCTTCGAGGCCTGAGAGTTTGATTTGATCTTCTAGATTTGCTGAGCGCTTTTGCTCTGACTCGAGCTGGACCTTGACGTTGATAGTCTTAAGGCATTCTTCTTGGAGGGATTTTGAGAAGGCTTCGTTCTTCTTTAGTTCGACTTGCATTTCATTCTCGAGGACGATGTTTTGTCCTTCAAGAGTAATGTTCCGAAGTGTTAGTGAATTGAGTTCACGTTCCAGATCGGCGTTGCGTTGTGAAAGAATGTAGAACTGTTCTTCCAATTCATCGTAGGTCATTTTTTACAGGCGTTTGAGGCAGCTTCCATCAGTGCGTGGTACAACAGAACACAGAACAATCTTGCCTTCGTTTCTGTCTCGACTTCGATGCTCGAGTAGATAGTTTCGCCGATCACAAAGCTTGCGATCCATCCATCATTGTCGGAGTAGGTAGGACTTGTGATGCAGATCGTGAGGCCAGTATCGGCTTCAAGTTCAGCAACAGCATTGAGGTCGGTAAGGAAGAGTTGTTCTTCGATTTGTAGCTTGTCAGCGATGAAGCTGTTGATATTATTTTTGTTGTCTTCGTATTGCCACTGAGAGATGAGGCCTTCAAAGAATAATTTGAATTCAGCATCCTCAGTAACAACATGCTTCTTAGCGCGGCTCTTCTTGTACGCACTAAGGCTTACCACTGTCCCCATAACACACTCCCATCGTTGATGTAATTGTATTTATGGCTGACTTACAATTCTACCATAAACTCCGCATTAAAGGAGTCGTTCAACTCAACGCCATGGTATCCTCGTGGATTGCAAATCACTCTGCAATCGTCGCCAATCATATAGTCAGAATTGTTATGCATGTGACCATGAAACCAGAACTTGATCTTTGGATTATCCAGAATCAAATCGCTCACGTCCGAATGGTAGCATCCGTTATCGTGGTAGTCCACTGGACGCTTGTATCGCTCCGCTACGCTCATGCTATGTGGAGCATGATGTGACATCACGATGACGTTCATGCCGTCGTCTTTTGCTAGCTCCTCAAGCAAAGCTTGTTTGTATGCTAGATGTAGGCTGATGACATAGTTTGGAGTAAGGCGGCGCTGATACTTCGCAGTGCGAATCTTCTTGTAGTCTGACATGACGCGTTGAGCATTCCACATCGTGACCGGATTGCCTCGATGGAAGTCGGTCCACATTGTGCCACCGAAGACTTTCCAGTTGGTGCCCGGAATCACAAACGTTTCATTCTCAAGGAGCTTCACGTTTTGAAGATCAGGGTCTGTCAAGCAAACCTTTGCTTTCTTGTTGCCGAATTTTATTTTTTGGCCTGTAACATCGACCGAAGATTTGTAGTGCTCGTGGTTTCCTAGGATGTATAGGACGTAGGCGAATCGCTGGCTGAGTTTCTTCAGCCAATCGTCGCGAAGCGCCCTGTTGCCCACGTGGATGTCCCCAGAGAGCAACAGGACTGTTTCGCTATCAGTAGGCAGGCTCGGGATAAAGAAGGGCCCAAACTCCAGATGCACGTCCGACATCTCGCGCAGGTATTTGATTGTCATTATAGGTTTGAATTTCGAGATTTGTGTTTTGCCACTCGAGTAGACACTCTCTCAAGAGGCGGACATTGGTGCCAATGTTCTGTGTATCGGTATACGTCTCAACCATGAACGAAAGAAGGTTCTCGTTCTCTATTTTTTTATTGTTATAGTACTGGTCGTTGGCATTCATGATAATCTCCTATGTTCCCGCTTGGAACTAGATATTTACCATGAGTACTATTATTTTTATATTTTATTCAAGAAAACGAGTGCAAAGAATAAATACTATTCCTGCACTCGCTCTTCAACACTTGCAACGTGGGACGAACGTCAGCTCCGTTGCTTGCATTCTTGCCAGTTTCAAGTCGAACTGGTCCATCATCTTCTTGTGAAGCTTCCGCGCTTCGATACACACTTGGCGTTTCGCCTCTTCCTTGTTGTCAGCATAGTCCACGTAGTATCCTGTGTAGGATCCCAGTGATGCCGACTGCAAGCGAAGCTGCTTGATCGCACTGCTGCGAATACCACCAAGCCATAAGATTCGAAGTTCACCGTTGCGCCCATCTTTCGTGATAGGCGCTTCGCCGCTTTCTTCGACTATGAGATTGGTCTCATCGATGACAACACGGAAGGCACAGAACTTCCGCTGACTATGAAAGTCCCGTTCGGTTGCGAACTGTTCTGTGCTGGCCATTACTTGTCGTCCCGCAGCATTTTGAACTGTGGGAAGCGGACCGAGTACCATTCGGTTTCGCCTTCGGCCAAGGTTAGTTCTTGACCTTCGATTTCGGCGATCATGCCGAGCATCGCTGGACGATTAGCCCAGATGTAGTCGCGAACTTTCGAGATGATGTCCTTCTCGTTCTTGATGTCGATGCCGATGGACTTCATCCATTCGTCGAGCAGGCCACCACGAACTTTGAAGCCACCACAGTTGGTGCGAATCTTGTTCTTGTTCTCGTCTTCACCTTCCAGAACCAGGCCACCGAGGGTGCCTTCATTCTTGGTACCTGGCTTGCCTTCGTAGAAGTCCACGATCTTCAGGTCGACGGTGATGACTGGCTTCCACTTCCACCAGTTCTTCGAACGCTTCCATTCGTACATACCTTTGACGCGTTTCAGCATCGTGCCTTCGTAGCCATCGGCGCAGGCCTTGGCATGGAACGCTTTCAGCTGGTCGATTGTTTCGCAGATCTCGAACACGGTCTGAACGATCTTCGAAGGCTTGACCTTCTCGAGCAGCTCGGTGATGTAGTCGGAACGTTCGTCTTGAGGACGGGTGCACTTTTCAGCATCCCATTCTTCGCGAGTCAGCAGGTCGAAGGCCTTGAGGCGCAGGTTTTCTTTGCCGAGGTCGTTGCCAGATTTCTTGGCGCGGATCGTTTCCAGGAAGTTGTCGCCTTCGATTTCGGTATCGAGAACGATGGCACCACCATGGGCTGCAGCCAGTGCGTTGATTTCGTCGTCGAACAGACCGGACCATTGTTCTTGTGGCCGACCATCGTACGAGAAGTACATGACTGGAGTGCCAGAGAAGACGATGGAGCGCAGACCATCATGCTTGATTTCGATGCGAGCTGGCAGACCGACATTCTTTTCGAAGTCGAACGGAATGATCGAGGTCGAACCATCCTTGTTCTTCTTCTTTTTGTCTTCGATCTTCTCACCCTTCATGGCTTTGAAGACTGGGATCAGGCCAGGGAAGACCTTGTTCACGGTCGATTCGCTGAAGCCGGCCTTGGCGTCCTTGTCCAGAACACGAGCCAGGTACTTCACGGTTTCTTCCGTATACTTACTGAATGTACCGGTCACAGCAGCACGAGCGGCATTGCCAGTCAGAGCACGGGATTGCAGTTGATTCAGCAGGGTGAAGAAGATGTGAGCTGGTGCATCGACATCGGCGAACACTTCTGGCATGTCGTATTGCTTGACGCCGAAGGTGCGGAAGATCGAGAACATCTCGAACATCAGACGTTTGCCGTCGTCGGACAGGAGAGCGATGGCTTCCTGTTTGACTTGATCGGAGCCTGCACCGCTAGCAGCTTCAGCGGTTTTCAGGGCATGGATAAATGATTGCATGTTTTTCCTTGTTGATTAGGTTGGAGAATTGTAACTCACTTTCGCTGAATCACCAACAGGAAATTATGGGAAGCGATGTGGGCGCACAAGTTGCTTGTTGATTTCGTTAATGCAGGCATTGGCACAAGCCGAAGTTTGCCGCGCTAACAGTATCTCCATTTCGATGAGCTCGTCGATCGCAGTGTTTACCTTGACCAGATCTTCCGCCAGCTTGTCCGACAAAACTTCCATGCGCAGGAAGCGACCATCGTTCGTGATGCGTTCAATCAAGGTCAGCGTAACTTCCTTGATGTCACCATCGTGGTAGACATACAACGACGTAGGCTGCCCATCACGCTTTTCCATTTCAGCACAGTGCTCATCGAAGACCACGTGGCCGAGACGAGAATGCTGGATCTTGTCACCGACTTTCAAGCTGCGCTTCAGGCGCTGTTCGACGTCGGTGATGTAGGAGGACAGGAGGGTAGAGCTCATGATGCTTTCCTTTTAGTAAACACGACCAGCGGTCCGGATGTTTTCGTAGATGTCGCCGGCCTTGACACGCTCTTCGCCCAGGTCGCACTCTTTGAAGTAGTCGTAGGCGGCGCGTTCAGCGACACGCATTGCTTCGTTACGGACCGCTTTCAAGCGAGCCAGCTTTTGTTCTTGGGTTTCCTGAGCTGCCTCTTCTTCGGCACGACGTTCAGCGGCTTGAGCTGCAGTGCCATGGACTGGGCAGTCAGGATCTTCGGCGATGAATGGACCACCGATTTGGAAGCATTTGTTTTCGCACATGATCTTTTCCTTAGTAGGTGCAAGGGAACATCTTGTTGACGAAGGTCATGAACTCGATGGCCATGTCTTCAGCGTTATTGTTTTTCAGCAGGTTCAAACGTTCGGCCATGCAGTACGGACCTTCGTGATTGAACTTCTGGATCGCGGTCGTAACCTCGTTCACGTCCACTTCCGTGATGCCGAACTTTGGATCTGGCAGAGCGTCGGTCAGAATGACCTTGACTGCTTCGGTCAGGAGTTCGGCTGGCAGGATCGAGGAGAAGGTTACTTGGCTCATGTTATTCTCTACAAGTTCGTTGATGATGTAGCTATATTATCCAAGTTTCTTGAACTTGTACACACCTTTTTGAATTTATTTTCGCTGATAAATATTCACATACAATCATACCCAGAGGAATTCCCGTGTCTAAAAAGAACGCCCCGCCACTCGTGTTGGAAGAAATTCAGGATCGTGCAAACTACCTGTACATGACCCTCATCGAATACAAAAAAGAAAAATACCTAACGGTCATCGACAACATCTCCGGCTCCGATATCACGGCGTACGCGATCGACTTTGCCGATGCTGAAAGCATTGACCTTGCATGGTTCCTTTCCATTGCAAATATCTGGTACTACAAATCATCCGACAAGTATCCACTATCGTTTGAGTTTGCCAAACTTGGAGTCAAAGACAAAGTCACTCCAATCCTTCGCACATTCAACATCGACCACGTCTCACGCCTGATCGGTAAGATCTTCGTGTACGACATCGATTCGAAACCAAAGATCAAGCGCAAGCGCGTAAGCCTGATTCCATCATCAGTGGAAATCAAACTCAAGAAAAACAAAGAAGCCACGACCTTTAAGTCTGGCGCAGATATCGACTACACTAAATGAAAACACTCGGCATAGTTTCTCTCGGTCATGACGCATCAGTTGCGCTCATCGAAGACGGTGAAATCCTTTTTGCCGGACATTCGGAACGATACAGTCGTAAAAAGAATGACGGCAACATCAATCTAGAACTCCTAGAAGATGCGTTCAAACACGGTTACCCAGACGAAGTCGTTTGGTACGAACGTCCATGGCTAAAGCTTTCACGTCAACTAATCTCAGGCCAATGGTCTGCATGGAACACCCAATCGGTCAAGAAGCATCTAGCTGAATTTGGCCTTGACAATCTTCCATTCCATACAGTTGGCCACCACGAAAGCCATGCTGCGGCTGGCTACTATTCGTCTACGTTCGATGACGCATCGATCCTCGTATGTGACGCGATTGGCGAATGGACCTGCATCAGCATTTGGGAAGGCAAAGGCGATTCGCTCAAGCAAGTATGGAGCCAAAGTTATCCAGACAGTCTTGGTCTACTTTACTCCGCAATGACTCAGCGCGTTGGCAAGAAGCCTAACGAAGAAGAATAC